CCGCGAACATAATCGTTTCGATGGGAAAGCAGAAGCCATTCCCCATGCTACAGAGCATGCTATAGCGCCTTTCGACGCCATCGTATGAGAGGTAGTGACTGCGAGTCCTGTCTAACAGGCTAAACCAGTCTGGGGAAAATAGATACTTCACCGGTGCTATTGCGACACTATTGCTAGCGCCACGCAAGTCTATGGTTACGTATCCATCGACGGAATCGTCGACTGAGCCCTCACGGGCAAGTCTCTTATTCAGCTCTTGATCAGAAAGATCCAATCCAACCCTAAGGAGTTTCCGCCTTAAGATCACATCAATCCCCTTCTGAAAGAACCCGTTTAACATCGGTTCTGTCGCGATAGACCGATGGGTCTTCGCCGTTTTCGCTACAAAGCCAAGCTTATTGCTGTTCACCACGTCAAGTCGCGCGACGTACCTTTTGAAGGCGTCGTCGTAATCGACGCAGGCGATTTTGCTTCCATCACCGTATTCTCTGAAGCCCAAAAGGGTCTCAAAATAGTGATGGTTGCGCATCAGCCCGCCGAAAGCGTGGTGTATTGCGCCGGGTGTCACGGACCACTTATCATTAGCCAGTTTCCTGACAAGATTCGTGGCATCGCCGTGAACACCTACTGAGGCGCCTTGGCCAAAATCACACTCCCTCATGATAGCGGTGTAGCTGGGGCTCGTTCCAATCACGGAGCGAATCCATGCCCTAGCGCGCTTCCCCTCTGCCAGAAAGCGATCCTTCCCAGGATCGACTATTAGCAGGTTGAACTTGCGATTAACGCGCTCACATCGCCTTTCGGCTTTGAAAAACGCGTCGATCGCAGTCTTCTCGGGATCCAACTTCACAAGCTTGGAGTCCCAGGGATACTTCTTAATGAGGAGTGTGAACTGATTGGCTACGAAATGCGACGTAGCGTCAGTATACTGCTGTGCTGACAGACAATCAGCCTGAGCGTAGACTTCCGGCCAATCCCGGCGCCTCAAGGCGTCCGAGAGCGGCTGGAGGAAGACATAGCTCTTATGGCTGTCCAGCAAACGCGCCAAGAAACGGACGTAAAGCCCGAATCCATTGCGTTGCAGACATCCCGTCGTTCGACGGTATGCCTGTTGTTGGCGATACTCTTTGGGGCTCATCCCGATGCTCCTTAGAATTGCTTCCTCCCAATACGGGAAGGATCGCAAGAATGATAACGACCGAGCAAAACATGCCGGTCAGGGTAAGTACAAACGTTTTCACCGTGGTCAGGTCAACTAGAAGTTGATCTGCTGGCTCTTAACGTGAGTCTTGAACGCAGCGGAAGCTACGTACGCACCCATGTCATTCAGTATCGAGTCGATGTCTGCCGCAGCAGCCCCGACCGGCACCGACATCGAAAAGGTTCCGATGGCATCATGTGCAGGGGTCAGAGCACCAGTCAGCGTGAGCGTCCTGGTCATTTTGGCTTCGGTTCGACTCACACCCGACAGAACAGCGGTTGGCTTCGCGGCCACACGGCTCAATTTGACCAGATCCTTAGCGGACAAGGTATGGATTGGACCGGCGTACGATACAGCGTTGGCTGTCGAGCTGTCTAGGGCGTAAGTCTTTGCATTGACGGAAAGGGACATAATAGTCTTTCAATTTGGTTAATTACG